CATTACTCAAGCGCCCCTAACCGATTGTCGATGTCTTGCACTGCTTTGACAAGCATTGCCAGCATCGACTTATCTCGATACACAATCGGATCACCAGACCCGTCGTACATAGTTGCGTCAGGTGCAGCTTCGTGGACTTCTTCAGCGATGAAACCCAATTCTGGGATCTGAGTTTCGTAATCCATTCCTGAATGGGTTGCGACTTCTTCGTTCCAACGGAATGTACGTGGTTTCAAAGCCCGAAGTTTCGTCCAGTTCTCCTCAGTTCCAAGATCTTCTACATCTTCTTTGAAACGAATAGATGAAGATTGAATACCAAGTTGCTCGGTGCCAGTCGTTGTAATAACGGCAGCAGTCCCCGCCAACGTAGGCCAACCACCTTGGGTGGCACCTGCGGACGCTTTATAGGCACGCAAATCTAATTTCTCGGAACCCGCAGCACCCGACTCAGAGATCTGCAACATTTTGATGCTATTGTGAACAAATTGGAACCCTGGGAGGCTTGACCCATCAAGATTGTCTTTCCACTCAATGTAATCTTCAGACAAGTAATAGTCATTACCCATGTAGATCTTGGCAGAATCATAACTAGTTTGAACTCGAAGCTCGCCACCAATATCGACGTTCGCTCGAACATTCAACCATTGGCAATTAATTCGGGTTCCAGAACCTTGCTGGTAATCCCCAGCAGGATAGTTCTGCGGCTGATGGTCGTTCCACGCGGTGTAGCCAATGATATCGCCACGAACAGCGATAGAACCATTTACTACTAAACGGTATTCTGACTCTGGGCGAGGCTCTTGACTTCCAGCAGGAAGTCCCTCGCCAGCACGACGAGAGTACACAGAATAGCGATGTTTCTCTGACAAGTAGTTACCTGCTAAAACACCAGCAGCTACATCCGCATTCCAAGAAAGATTAGACGGCGTTGGCGTTGTGTTCCAAGCTGGAACAGCGGTAACGCCATCGTAAGTCCAACCTGCGCGATATTTTTGATCGAACAAAAAGTTACCAGCAGTCTCACCATTAATACCAGTGCCAGTGCTTAAACCAATAACATCTGCCTGCGCCGTATCAAGATAGAAAGCATCAGAAGTTCCCAGACTGGTCGTACCAGTAGTCGTCAAAGTCCCAGCAGAGGTATAGCCACCCCCAGTCACAACCCCAGTAACCGTCAAAGTTCCATCAATGGAACCACCAGTATTCTGGATGACACCAGGGTACGTTGCTGTCTGACCAGGGACACCCTCAAGCCAGTTCTTCAGGTACGTCCAGTTGCCGTTGTATTCGCTAGCAATAATAGCGTCACCTGCGACTGCTGTATTGGTTGCGGTAAAAGATGCCATTAACGCAGTCTCCTGTGTATGTAAGTAAATGCCATAGCATTTACTTCCCAAGCCTCATCGACAGATTCTGGGCCTTCGATCTTTAATTGTATAGCTTTAGCTGTTCCGAGGGTGGGTAATCGTTCTATGTTTGTGACTTCGGTGTTGGGTTCGCTGGCCCATGTTGAAGTAAAGTCCTCAGCGTCAACACCCCAGACCCCCGTTCCGCCTGTGGGGCCAGCGGAAGCAGCCCATGTTGCTCCAGACGAGGTACTAGCTTGCACTCCAAACGGCATTGATTTCTTAAACTGGGCGGTATCGTAATCCGTATACAGTTTGGCTGATAATGCGACTGTGGAATCTGAACTGACCACAATTCGAGGTTTACCCCAGCGTTTCTTAACGATGGGGTTTCTTCCCACCAACCAACTTGTCGTGTACGAAGAATCTATGTGTGTGGTTGTCGTTCCGTAGAAATCGCTTTGTAGGTCTTGTTCTAAACTGATTACGCGACCGATATTGCTGTAGCAGGCACCCAGAAGATCTTGTTCTCCGTTGGGTGGCGCAAACGTCAACATGACGTTAGCGTCAATGTTTGTCATTGTCCATGCTCCGCCATTGGCTAAAGTCGGATCGAATATCAGGACTCGTCGATGGGTGAGAGGTCCTCCAGTGTCATGCCAGTCAACTGAAACGTATAGACGGTTCTTGAACCATGCAAGCTGGGGAGGGTTATTGAACTGGAGCCTTCCATCGTCAATGGCTGGCTGGAGCTTCTCGAAGATCCAAACAAATTGCTCTCCGTTATACATCCATACGCCTTGACGGTCATACCAGAAAAACACACCATAAGGAGTCGAAACTGGTGACGACATTGAGGCAGAACCAATGTCCTGTGTTAAGGGGACAAGCTGGAAAGTCATGCCGTCGTGCCCGTAGAGCGCATGGACGCTATTCGTTTTGAATATCATCAGACGGTCAGCAAACGGAACAAGACCAGACAGTTCGTCGCCTCGTTCCCCGACGTTCACATCAACGTAATCATAATCGAACCATGTTTCTGGATCGTCTATTCTTGACCAGCGCACACGGTTCTTATATTCCGTGCCACCCTCCGTGGAGGAGGCAGTCCACGCAAAGTTATTCCAATGACAAGTGTATTTGGCTATAGGGTAATTTCCTGCTGAACCGTTAATATTCGACGCAAGGTTTGAAGCAGTCGTTCCATCATAAACAAACGACGCAGCATCTCCCGAAACTCCATAAAATTTATCGTTAGTTGTTTGCCCGTATAGGCGGTCCCCGTCAGTAACGGAAACACCACTCAAAGTTGTGAAATCATTTGCTGAAGATTCAGCGACCGTAGTGCCATATGAGCAGATAACTCGGGCTGTACCCCCATCAGGGGTGAACTGACCTAAACCAGTTACTCTTGAACCCAATGCAGTTGGGTTACGTTTGTTGACTCCGAGGCGCATTTTGATGCCGCCACGGGGGTCAACGTCCACGTTTAACATTGCGGGGCTTTCGGAAGCAGCTAAGTTGAACTGGTCCGAACGTAGATTCAGGCCGCCATTAAAATTTTCTAGCATCTCAAGTTTATAACGCTGAGGATGGGGGCGAGAACCAGAAGATTCGGCTTTTGACATCTGCTACTCCCAACTATACCTGAGTCGCTGGGGCATAACGCTTTGAGAACGCCACCTGGAAGCAGAAACAGTATTCATCACCAACGGTTGAGGGGCAGGTGAATCCAAATAGCGTGCTCTCAGATTGTCGAGTTCTCTGACGAAGATCGAGTAATACTCTGCCGACATCCCTGGATCTTCCTGCTGCTCGTAGGCACGGTTGATCCCGTATGTGGCTATGACCATATGGAATGGTTCGGGGAAATCGCTGGGGGATGTTCCGTCTACCGATCCTGCGCCAAACGCAGCAGGGTTTTTGTAGCCTCGAACGTAAACGGTTTTAGCGCCAGATGGTGTGGGATATAGCCTTACGGTTTCAGCCCAGTAAGACCAATACCAAGGATCGCCATTAGCAACAGACTCCAAAGGATAAACGACATCGCCAGCATCTCTTCCGATCATTGTGAGAACATGATCGTCTGTCCGTAATGCGTGAACCTCACGTAATCCTAAGGGCACGCTAGCACCGACCGTAGCTAGCGGATAATCAGAAGTGCTGGCGACGGTTGCGAACGTTGTGCTCGCCTCATACCAAGGCCACCGTTTTTCGCTGTAAACAACTAGATCGTAACCCTCCCCAAGGAAGCGGTTCAATACGTCATCTGAGATATCGCTGCTATCAATTTCGACAACGCTTCTGATGTAAGCGCGCATTTCCTGTATTTCCACACCTACTCCTTATGAAACGCGCAGAAACTCCCGCCTTCGGCAGGACGAGCTTTGCAGGGGTCCCCAGCTTTTGTGGTAGCGGAACAAGCCCGATTGAGGATAACTTCGCCAGCGTAAGCTGGCACTTGGGAAACTTTTCTACCACCGACGTATTCGACGGTCAGCCCTTCCGCATCGTCGGAGGGTTGCCCGTAAATTCGAGCATTCTTGCTGTATCCGACCTGGAGATTACGTGCCATAGTTTCCTTAGACTCTTAGGGGGATGAGAGCGCAATGCTCTCATCCCCCACTTGGCCGCTATTAAGCTGTTACACCTTCCAGATACCCAGAACGGGCACGGTTGCTGCAAGTTAGCTGTCCATAGCAAAGGATCTGTGAGAACACAGCATCCTGGTTTGTTGGGCGAACAAACGGAGTTGGTTTGAACCAAGTATCCGAGTGACGCACAAGCTGAATGTATTTGGTGTTTAGCATATAGATCACACCGTCAGCGTTAGCTCCGTCAAATGTCCACGGAGCGCCTTTATACATAAGGTTTTGGAAACCTGCATCAGCCATGTCAGTATCCGTGTAACGGATATTGCTGGTGAGCAGAGCCTCATAGTTTTCATAGTCATCTGCTTTAGAGATGATTATGGTGGGTTGGTCATTGCCAACTGACACGGCGTTGTAACGAGTAGCCAAAGCCGCCAAGGTCAAAGACCCTGTGGACGTCGTGCATGACGATACCCAGAAACCGTTACCCGATTCAGACGGATTAATACCACCAAGGGTATTTAAGGTACTGACGTTATCGTTAACGATGTTTTCGATACCGTTCCAGTCAGTTGCCTTTGCGGTTCCGTCACCGTGGAACATGGTGTTCATGTTCTCGATAATGGATTCCTGAGTTTGGAAGATCTTGCCTTCGAGAAGGTCAATGATCTGTGCTTCGCCGTTGTTTTTGGCTTCTTCTAAACCGTTAATCGTAACAGTAGCTGCATACTGGCCCCAGTCGTACTCAGCAGCAGAAATGCCAGTCTGAGCATCAACAAGAATAGTTTCAGTACCACTGTACGATGCGGCGGTGTCGTTCGCCCCATAAATGATAGGA